GTTTGTTTTTATAACAATAATACAATGTATAACCGACGATTAATGCGAACACTAGGAGAACCGATATATTGAGAACATAATAATAGAAATTCACCCTGGTTTCATGGCATTTTTGCAACGTTTGTTGTAAATAATAACTGGCACTGTTCTCAATTAATTGAGGAAAGCTCATGTCTTCGTTCACTTGATTAACTATATAATATATTTGTATGATTATATTATTACATATACGCTAAATAATGCACAACCGAATAATAACAAAAGATGGCCAACAACAAAATAACTAACCAGATTGGGAACACCGTCTTATGTAAATACCCAACGCCGAATTCGCGGAACCCGCCATCTTCCGTATACAACATGGTTGGTTGATTGTAATGAATCGCAAATGCCAAAAATACAAACATTAAAACGGCGATATTGACCTTATTGTTATGTACGAATGCCTTCATAGTATCCATTTTTGTCCTTATTTATAATATAATACCGGAATATTATATTATCGTGTATTTTCTCCACTTAACATATTCAACATAATATGTATAGGCCAAATAATACATTATTTATCATCAAATTCATCGCAAATTTAGACAGCATTTATGCATTACAAAAATAAGCAAACCGTGTAGAAAATTGAATATAAATATCGACTAGTTTTATTGAATAACTAATAAAGTACTAATACTTAAATTATATATTAAAATGAACGGGATTGAATTGTTTGAGCGTATTCAAGCTGTATCTACCTTTGATGAACTGTTACACTCTATAGATGGAAAAACAAAGGCAGAAACTCAATCCAAACGAGGCAACGTTTTTGAAAAGGTGTGTGACATTATCATCAAATTTGGCTTTTATTCCATCTTGCCAAATGATATTTACGACCATTATGCAGGAAACATCAATACATGCGATTTGAAAAAGGTCGACAATTTAGAAATCTATCTACAAAACTTATCTTCTGTACTTAGCAAAGGCAAAGGCGGCTCAAGCGATATTACTTTACAAAATAAAAATAATGATAAATGGGCGTTTATGTCATGCAAGTTTTATTTAGATGATAGCAAGAAGTCAATCGACGACTATGACGTTGAGAAAATTTTAGCAGTCGTCAAACAGCATTCGCATAAATATAAAGAATGCGATATTTATCTTATCGTGCACAATAAACAAAAAGTATTAGATATGATCTCTTCCAGTCAATCCACAAATGACTACATCACCCAAAATATCCATCACATTCTGGATTTGGGAGAGATGGAAATTTGCTTCCAAAATCTCAAATACGCAATACAAGACATCACGATTGCCGATGTGAATGCAAAATTCTGTAATGCAAAAGTTCCATTGGAATATCGGTTTCATCAAGATTTAATTACTTACAAACAAATGAAAAAGATCGATGAAGGCGAAAAAAATTTGGGGTTATTTGCAAAAGCGAGGTCTGGAAAAACGTACTGTGTTGGAGGTTTGTTTATTAAATATCATAAAAAATATTTATCCATAAATGGATTGATTATCACCCCTGCACCAACTGAAACATTATCTCAATTCACCGATGAATTGTTTCACAAGTTTAGAGATTTTAACGGAATAAACATTGTTGAAATTAAAAAAGGTACGGATTTTGAAAAGATGGTTCTAAATGAGAATAACATTATTATCGTAAGCAAACAATTGTTAGATGATTATGTATTTGAGAAAAAGATTGCGGCGATCCAACGCCTCAATTTGGATTTTATCGTATTTGATGAGAACCATTTTCACGGTACAACGCAAATGTCTAGAAACATTCTAGAATCTTATTCATCGTCCAAAACCGTCAAGTTATATTTAACAGCTACTTATGCGAAACCACTGAATGAATGGAACATACCTTTGGATTGCCAGCTCTACTGGGACATTGAAGACGAACAATTATGTAAAAAAAGAAACATTCAAGGATTAGTAGAAAAACACGGAGAAGACGTATTGTTATTCTTAACCGAAGAAAATAAGGAAGTCAAGTTGAGCGCATATGACAAAATGCCCGATTTAGAACTTATTATAAATCTCATGGATAGAGAAAGATTTCAAGTAATCAAAGAACAAATCAAGGATACTTCGTATGGATTTTCAAATAGTACACTTTTAAGTGGAAATTTTCCAGATGAAGTTGATACGATGTTGAGATATATTACTGGAAGCCATAAGGAACAAGATTATCCCAAGGGAGATTTATCTATATTTGGGAGAATCAAAAGAATTGCTATTGAAAAGAATAGTAGAACGCGCATGAATAATGGCGATTTTACTAGTCAATTGTGGTTCTTACCTTTTGGCGTTAATATGACGATTGCTTCAGTCAGCGAACATTTGAGAGATCGAATGTTGAAAAATAGCACATTAAAAAATTACGAAATAAAAATCGTGAATTCCAAAAAAGAATACAAATTAAAGGATCTCAAGGCAGAAATTGAAAACTGGGAAATAAAGGCAAAGGACGAAGGAAAAACTGGGTTGATTTTATTAGCCGGAAATCAATTGACTTTAGGAATTACATTACCATTTGTGGATGTAGTATTTCTAATGAATGATATTGTTTCAAGTGATAAGATTATCCAAATGATGTATCGTTGCATGACCGAAAGTATAAACAACAGCAAAAATGATAAAATAAATAGCGGAAGAAAACGCATGGGGTTTGTGGTGGATTTGAACATTTCCAGAGTGCTGAACACCTTATTGGACTATAACGTACATAAAAAAGATTTGAACGTACAACAAAAAATTACGTATTTGGTGGAAAACAACTTGATCAATATCGATAGTGATTTGTTTCAAGGAAAAGAAAATAAAACGGATCTAGTGCAACGATTATTGCATATCTGGAAGGCAGATCCAATTAACAATTTGAAAATGTTGTTGAGACGCATTGAGGACAACATTATCGATTTGGATACAACCGATCAAAAAGCATTAAATAAATATTTTACAAGTTCTATTGGAGACGAACATGTAAATGTCAAGATTAAGGTTGACGAAGAGTGCGGAGATGCGCTACCAACCGGAAGAGAAATTGTCGCCGTTACTGGCGGAGAACCTGAGGTAAAAGAAAATGATACCGACGATGATTCTACAGATGCAAATATATCACTCACCAAAGATGTATTGCCATTCATTATTCCGCTGAGTTGCATTTTAACTATGAACACAGAAGATAGGGACATATTAGAGATGTTGAATATCATAAAAACAAGTCCATCATTATTGAGTGTATTTAACGATCAGTCGTTTATTTGGTGGAACAAAACGGATATAATAAAATTGATAGAAAATATTGTCGAAAAATATGTTAAGAAGAATTCTACTATATATAATATTGCAATCCAATTCAAAATGTCTTTGCGTGGGTTGATTGATAACCCCAAAGAACTATTAGAGTTAATCGATAGTTGTTTGAAACCAAAGCAAAAAGAGAAGCAAGAAAACGGCGAAGTGTTTACACCTATGAATTTAGTATTTGAAATGCTGGACAATTTGGATAAACACTATATTAAACAACATGGACACAGTATATTTACTGAAAAAGATTTTAAGTGGTTTGACCCAGCGTCTGGCATGGGTAATTTCCCAGTAGCGGTTTATTTGAAGCTAATGGACGGATTGAAATCGCAAATCCCAAATGACGAAGAACGCAAGAAACACATCATAGAAAAGATGTTGTACATGAGTGAATTAAACAAAAAAAACGTCTTTATTTGCCACGAAATATTTAATATGAATGGTCAATACAAGTTGAACCTACACGAAGGTGATACCCTAGAGTTGAATATAGTTAGTGCATGGAATGTTGCACTCAACGATTTTGATGTGGTTCTAGGAAATCCGCCTTACAATAAAGGCGGCATTCGGTCTCATACCGGAAAGCAGTTGGGCGATAAAAATGAAACCATCTGGACGAAGTTTATCGAAAAAACATTTGGAGAATGGTTGAAACCAAATGGGTTTTTAACTTTTATTAACCCGTTGAGTTGGTTGAAGAAAAGCCATTCATTGCATAACCAGATGTTAGATAAACATATTACTTGGTTGAAATTGTGGGATAATTCACAATCAAAAGGAATGATAAACGCGGATATTCCTATTTCGTTATATGTATTACAAAATCACCTTAATGCAACAAATGAAAAAACCGAGATTATGTCAATTCTAAAACGACGAAGTGTAACAACATCATCAATCGAATATCTCAATCCAAAATATTCCATTCCATTGGCGTTCCATAGCATATTCAATAAACTCGTGGGTTTTATTGAAACGAGAAATCTACAATTAGAATACAAAACAAAAACTATAAAATCATCTGGGACAAAAGCAAAGATAACACCTGGATATAAATTAGAAGATATGTGGGCGGTTGATACGTACACCATCAAAGAAGGATTAATGGTTAAAAAGGCAATCGAACAACACCCAGATGCAAATAAACGCAAACTTATTATTTCAAACAAAGCTAGTTTTAGTGGGGCGTTTATTGATGAAGGAAAACTAGGTTTAACCGGTAACGATAAATCGTATATTTTAGGGGATAATTTGGAATTATTGTTAAAACTATTGTCGTTTAAGATTAGCGATATGATAAGCCATTTTACAAAATACAGACAAGACTTTTTGGAAAAAGAGGTTTATACGTATCTTCCTGACATTCGTAAGTTAGGAATTACGGATATAACAGAAGACGAGTTTTACAAGTTGATAGGATTAACACGCCAAGAAATCAACCAAATAAAAATTCCTTCGTCAAATGAAGTCGTTGATGAAGACAACGTAGAAAACGAAGTGATGGAATTAGAAGTGAAACCAGAAACAAAAACAATAAAAATCTTGAAACCCAAAAGGAAGTTGGTTATTGTAGGAAACGCATAAATAGTAATAAGAATACTATTTCATATTACGAAACATTTTTTTATGCAAGCGAATGTTCATCTGGTGTATATTTATCATTTATTTACGATAAATATATAAAATTATATTTACTTAACTACGACAAATTATCGAATTAATCATACTCTTCCGCACGGTCTTCTTCATAATAAACGCCATCGGCATAGTCATCGCCAAGGCCATTTATATTCATCGCTTCCATATCTTCCACGTTATTTGCATCTGCCTCGTCTTCTTTTTCTATATCATAGATTTCTCGTCGCATTTCATTCACCACATCATGGACGTTTCCTGCAACATCTTCCGTTAATTGAGCCAACATTTCGCCGCGTTCTCGTGTATACGTCTCTTTATCATAATAAACAAGTCCGCGTTGTTGTCCAACATTCCACTTACCCAGACGATATTTCTTCATCAAATCTTCCGCCTTTCTGTTCTCAATACTCATGTTACCCAAGTAATCAATGAATCCCTTCTTTTCGCGCTCCTTTGCCATATTCACCTTCTTCATCACATCGGCATAAGAATAGTTGGTCTCCTTTTTATTGTTCATCTCGACCTGTAAATACGCATGCAATAGAGATGCGACCTTTGTTTTCAAATCTATATTCTCACTATCTGTGTAGATACGCACTTCCGTCAACACGTTCGAATCATCATCGGTCGATGCGATTGCGCCCATATTTGCAGGAACATCCATTACTGCAGTATTGTGTTCTCTACGTTTCATTTTCGCTTCTTGGTTCTCCGCACGAACAATGTTTGGTTCATCACTTATGTTAATATACTCACAAAGTAAGGTATACAAACAATAATTAAAAAGCAAATACAATGTTTCTTTCCCGAATAGAGAATAAAATGAAATCACCTGCTTCTCTCCTTTTTCATTGACGATTTCGCGCTGAATATCCGTTTGCACTGGAATGGATTTTATGAACAAATTCATATCAACTAATTGTGCCGAGACTTCTTGCGATATGCGAATAATGGTTACGTCACCGCGGAATGTCTCAATCTTGCTATGATATTTATTTAAAAACGTCTCAATGTCGGTAATATGGTCATCGGCCAGACCCCAGTGTTGAGGTATGTATTTATACGCGGATGCATTGTTGATTAGCAGTTCCGGATATACTTTCGAGAACATGACAATCAAATTTTGTATATACTGGGTGACAACATACAGACCATTGTCATACGTATTTTCCTTTCCTGACCGCTTATTGTCCGCGGCCCATCGAGAAATGTTCGCCAAAAAGTCGCGAACATGTGCATATTCGGCATTCGACATATTTCCGTAATCGTCGAAGAATTGCATTATTTTTCGGTACATGCGCTGGTTACATGTTAGTAAATAATCTGTCAAATTATCGTGCGCGGCAGACGCGGTATCGTGCATTTGTTTGGGATTATATTCATTTACTACGGAACGAAGATGGGCGCGCAATCGTTCGTCAAATACACTAGAATCCACACGGTCCAAATGCTCAATAAATTCTTGTAGACCATGCACCACGTTCACCGGTTTGTCATATTCCAAAGGAACAATATTTCGCTGATTTACAATCGTCATAAGTTGATTTAATGTATCTACATTGTATTGTTTTCCGCTTCGCTTCATAAACTCCATCTTCTCCAAAATCGACCACGTGGATTTATATTGCGGTGGTTTTTCACTGCATATGGAGGTCAAGTCGTCCGGAATAGGAAGTTTTTTATCGAAATTGCAATAATAAA